GGCCGGTGACGGTCCTGGTGGTGACGTTCGCCCAGGCCTGCGTCCCGACCGGGCGCTGGCGGATGCGGATGTTGACGGTCTTGTCGGCGCGCTTGCCGGGCGGGTCGTTCTGGATGTGGCAAAGCCCCCGCGGAAAGACGAACTCGACGGCGAGTTCGTCGGCGTTCGCCTGGGTGGTGCGGACGACGCTGGTCTCGACGTCGAGGGCGAAGCCCTCCTCGTGGACGTCCTTGGGGTAGAGCCGGAACGGCTTGTCCTGGTCGCGGTCCCAGGCACGCGGGTCGGCGGGCGGATAGAGGCCGTTGAAGGTGATGGCCTCGCCGGCCTTGTAGGCGGTGCCGGCCACCGACCCGGCGGCCGATGCGGTCCAGGTGTCGCCGAAGCCGGGCGCCGGCGGGAAGGCCGCGCCTTGCGGGTTCCAGCTGCCGCGGTCGGGCATCGTCCAGTAGCCGCGGCGGAACTCCAGCTCGACGCCCTGGAAGTTGGCCAGCAGCGTCTCGCCGATCCGCATCTCGTCGATGGCGACAGGCCCGTGACTCAGCGCGAAGATCGCCCGCCAGTAGACGTCGCCGCCGACGATCTCGCGGTAGGGCGCGGCGGCATAGGGCGGCGTCAGGCGCATGCGGCCGAGCAGGAACGGCACCTTACCCCACGGATCTGCCCGGTTGCGCGCCCCGGTGATGGCCCAGGTGGGCTTGCCGTTGCCGTAGTCGCGGCTGACCTCGGGCATCGGCGGCGGCACCAGCGCGTTCAGGGCGAAGGTGCCGGCGATGCTGACGGTGGCACCGGCGACGCCGGCGCCGACGCTGGCCCAGGTCGCGCCGGCGACGGGCAGCAGCTGGCCGTAGGTGACCGCCGAGACGGTGATGGCCAGCACGGCGATGGCGATCATGCCGGCAATGCGCCAGCCGTTCTGCCCGCGCGGGACGATGTGGACGGCCAAGGCCGTGCCGGGCTTGGGCCGGTAGCCGCGCCAGTAACGGGGCTCGATCTCCTCGTCGCCGACCAGCACCACCGCATGGTCGTGCCAGCCCGGGTCGGGGATGGCGACGGCGACGATCTCGGCCAAGCTCAGCCCCGCCGGGACGACGAGGTCGCTGCGGGCCTGCGAGAACGGCCGGGGCTGCGCCGCGACGCGAACCCGCCCAGGGTCAGCCGACATCCAGCCTCCTGTGGCGCCAGTAGCCGGCGATCCGCTTGCCGAGCGCGGGGTCGTCGGCGCGCACCAGCATCGAGCCGGTGGCGGCCTCGGTGTGCAGCAGCCAGCCGTTGCCGGCGACCAGGCCAACGTGCAACGGCGTGAAGCGCCAGCCCCGGCGCGAGCGCACGACGCTCAGCATCTCGACGACGTCACAGGGCAGGATCGGCTCCTCCACGGCCAGCCAGGTTCCGGAGGCGCGGGCCGCCTCGACGCAGGCGGCGACACCGCCGGTGTCGGCCTCGTCCGCGTAGTCGCCGGCGTAAGCCGGCAGGACCACCCCGGCCCGCTCCCGGTAGACCAGGCGGATCAGCCCCCAGCAGTCGCAGCCCGAGCGGTCGGACCGGTGGTCGGCGTAGGGAATGCCGACGTAGGTGCCGGCCCAGGCCGGCGGCTGGATTGTCATCGGGCCGAAGTCCCTCGCTCCGCTCGGTGTACTTCGGCCTGGGAAGAAGAAAGAGGCGCCTCATCCCCGCCCAACGGGCCACCCTTCGGCGCGCAGCGCCGCAAACAACACCGTGCGCGGGCGGCGCGGAGCCGCCTCGAGCCGCCCGCGCCCAAAAATGCTTGCCGGGTCAAAGTACACTGACCCCCGGGCTCGAAGAGCCCGGGGGGAAGGACTTTGGCCCGCTTGGTCACGGGAACAGCCCCGGAAAGCGGGTGTCGAACGTCTCGAACGGGAACTCCTCGCTGGCCATGTCGTCCACCCCGAGGGCACCGGACACCGCCGCGACGTCGTAGCTCGAGGCGCGCCATTCGAGCCCCTGCCACTCCCGCTCGACCACGTCCGGGGCGCTGGAGCGGACGATCTGCAGCGTCACCGCCAACGGCTCGACCAGCCCGCGCAGGGCGGCGATGACCTCCTGGCTGGTGTTGTCCACCTGCAGCTGGGCGCGGGGCGCCCGCGCCTCGACGTCGTCGGGCAGGGTGATGCGAAACGGCATCGGGCTGAACGTGTGGCCCTGGCTGACGGTGTCGACGGCGTCGGAGGAGAAGCGCAAGGGTGTCTCCAGGTCCGGGTGGTCGAGGGTGACCAGCACCAGCCAGGCGCTGGCGACGTGCTCAGCGGCCAGCTCCTCGGCGGCCGAGGCCACCGCCAGGGTGACCAGCTCGACCAGCGGCGGGGCGCCGCGGCCCCAGGCGACGGCGGCGGCAGGAACCGAGATCGGCGCGGCGACGAGTTGGCCGCTGCCGCCGGCCCGCCGTCCCCAGGCCGCAGCCGGCGACGGGATCGCCAGGGCGCCGCCGGTGGCGACGCTGACGCTGGGCGAGACGCTTTCGCCGATCGCTGCGGCCGCCGCGGGCGCGGCCACCAGCGCCGGCGTCGTCTCCTGGCCGAAGTCGATGATCTGATAGGCGACCTCCAGGGTGCCGTTGCCCTGGCTGCCCCAGAAGCGCAGCTCGCTGTCGTTGCGAAAGCGGCACTGCTTCGACGCCGAGACGTAGCTCGCGGCGGGGTCGTCGTTGGCGATGGTCGCGATCAGGCCGGTCCGGGCCAGCGCCATGGTCGGGACCGTCGGCCCGTACCAGTTGCCGGGCGAGGGCTGCGCCTTGCTGAAGGTGCCGTGACCGACGGCGATCAGCGGGTGGCGGGCGATGTGCAGGGCCAGGGTCGCGCCCGAGACGGCGATGCCCGTCTGCCAGCCGACGGCGGCAGTCGAGGCCCCCGGCTTGACCCGGGCGAACAGCCTGCCGTTGGCCGGGTCGGCCTCGGCCGCCCACTGCGGCTCGATGAAGGCCCGCGCCCAGTCGCCGACGTCCGGGACGGCGATGCTGCCGGACGTGCCGCTCAGCCCTATGGAGAGGACGCTGGCGACGTCCCAGGCGCGGCCGGTGAACTCGACGATGGCGTAAGAGTAGGTGGTGACCCCGGCGCCGCCGCCGCCCCGGTGCCAGCGCAGGGTCGTGCCGTCCGGATCCAGCGTCAGGGCGCCGGTCATCTCCTGGCCGGCGGCGGTGGCCAGATCCGAGCGGATGCCGGTGAGGAACGGGATGCAGCGGGCGGAGTCGACGATGCCGGCGAGCCCGGCGACGTCGCCGGTGGCCTCGCCCTGGGCGCGGACAATGAACTCGTTCGGGCCACCGGCGGCACCGGTGTACTCCCAGATCTCCAGGCCGAAGCCGAGCGCCGTGTCTTGGCCGAGCTCCTGGTTGACGACGATCTGGTCGGCAGCGGTGAACCGGGCTGTGAGCCCGAAGACGTTGTTGGCGACGTCGGCGGTGGCGTTGTAGGGCCCGCCGGCGGTCCGCCCCGTCGAGCCGAGCCGGACGAAGGCGCGGCTCACGGCGCCGACGGCGGCGAACTGCCCGGGCGCGGTGTAGGCGTAGCTGTTGGCGGCGCCGCCGAGCCAGCTGGTGTTGAGGTACTGGCAGCGGACGAAGTCGGTCGCCATCGGCTACGCCAGCCCGCGGCCCTCGATGCGGGCATAGAAGGTCCGGAACGACGAGGCGCCGAGCGCCGCGCCGCCGCCGGCCGGCAACATCGCCAGCACCCAATGCCGGCTGTCGGTGATGCGCAGGTGCAGCGGCGCGCCGAGCAGCGTCTTGAGGTCGGCGGTGAGGCAGCGCCGGGCGACCTCGACCCAGAACTGGTCGGCGTCGTCGAGCCCGATGCCGAGCAGCGCCAGGTAGACTGGATAGGCCCGGTCCGAATCGACCAGGACGGTCTGGCCGTCGGCGGCCCAGCGCGCCCAGTGCGGAAGGGCGGGCCGGCTCATGCCGACACCGTGACCAACTGGATCTCGGCGTCGCGCACGGTCAGCGCCTGACCGGCCAGCGCGGTCAACGCCGAGCCCAGGTCCCAGAAGTGGAACACCTCGCGGTTGGCGACCGTGGCGTTGGCGTCCGTCAGCACCGCGTGCCGGGCGGGGTTGCCCGAGGCCGGGATCGGCCCGCCGGCCGAGGTCCAGACCACGTCGCGGAGCTGGACGATGGCGCGGTGGTTGGCGTCGTCCTCGGTCCAGACGTCGAAGTCGGCGGCGCCGGCGCCGAGCGCCTGGCCGCCGGCGAGGTAGCCGTTCCCAGGCGCGATCTCGGCGAGCTCGCCCAGCGTGTTGTCGGTGTCGTCCGGCGCCGGTGACGCCGTGACCAGCGCCAGGTAATAGGACGAGGGATTGCTCTGGCCGCGGAAGCGCACGCCCAGCGTCCGGTAGGCGCCACGGTTGGTCCAGCCGCTCATGCGCGGCCTCGGCGGTCGGTCATGGCATGGTCTCCAGGGTCAGGGAGATGGTCCAGCGTCCGGGCCCGCGCGCGCTGGCAACCCGGGGCGCGGCCGCGAGCCGCACCGGAACCGGCGCGCCGCCGGGCGGCCTCGGCCAGTCGAAGGCTTGCGTCCCGCCCTCGAGGTCGAGGGCGAGGAAGGCCTCGAAGATCGTCCGCTGCGCCGTGGTCATGCGATAGGCGGCGGCAATCCGGGTCGGCCCGGCGGTGGCGCGCCTCCGGGTCTTGGCCCAGCCGACGTCGGGCTGCGAGCGCGCCACCAGGTCCGGCAGCGCCTCGTCATAGCCCTCGATCAGCGGGCGCTGCGGCAGCGCCGCCGGCCACAGGGGCATCAGCGGGCGCGGAGCGGGTTGGCGGCGACGCGCAAGGCGCCGTTCAGCGGCGTCCCCGGCCGGGTCATCCGTCCGGCCAGCTGCTGCTCCAGGGCGTCGATCATGACGTCGACGCTCAGCTGGCCGTTGGCGTCTCGGCTGGTCTCCGCCTGGACCTGGACCGGGGCGTTGTTGTGGATGTTGACGATCACCGCCGCCGGCGTGGCCTCGACGCCGAGGTTGCCGCTGGCCAGCCGCCTCAGCGGCATCACCGCCTCCGGCCCGGCCTCGCCCATCAGCCCGTAGCCTCGGGTCATGGGAAAGACGGTGGGTTCGTCGACGATGCCGCCGCCGAGAACACCGCCGCGCGCGTAAGCCGCGAGCAGCCGGCCGTCGGCGAAGGCGGCGCCCTTGGCCGCGGTCACGCCGGCGCTGGCATCGATGCCGGCGCCGGGGCGGCCGAACAGCCCCGCCCAGTTGACGCTTTCCGCGGCCCTGGCCAGGGGCGCCATGATCGCCATGCGGATCGACAGCCGGGCGAGCTCGGCGACCATCATGTCGATCATCGCCGCCCACTCGAGCTTGCCGGTGGCGGTGAAAGCGAGGAGCGCTTCCTCCATCGCCTCCAAGCCGCCGGCCACCGCGTCCTCGGCGATCTTGCTGGCGTTGGTCGCCTCGTCGGCGTAGTCGCGAAACCCCCGCCTGAGCCCGCCGGCCCAGTCGCGGCGTTCGGCTTCCGCCTCGGCCTGGGCGCGGGCGGCCTCTGCCGCCTCGCGGGCAACCTGCGCCTGCTCCCGCCCCACCGCGGCCGCCGCTTTGGACGCCTCCGCCTGGTCCCAGAGCGCGCCGGCGAGGCGCTCGACCTCGGCCCGCTCCGCCGCCGTCGCCCGCTCCGAGACCCGCGACAGCGCCTGGTCGACGGCCTGCTGGCGGAGGTCGCCGTAGGTCGCGAGCTGCCGGCCCAGGTCGGCGATCACCTTGGCGTCGGCGGCACGATCGCGAGCCAGCCCGTCGGCTTCGCGCGCCGCCCGGGCGGCCGCATCCGGCTCGCGCGTCCGGGTGCGCCCGCGGGTGCCCGTAGCAGCGCCGGTGCCGGCCGCGGCGACCGATGCCGCGGCGGGCTTGCGTTCCTCCTCCCGCAGCGCCGTCCGGGCCTTGAGCAGGCCCTCCACCTTGGCGATCTCGGCGTCGACCTCCTCCATCGTCCATGCCGGCCCGATCAACCGGGCGACGATCTGGCCCTGCTCCAGCCGCGCCCGCTGGTCGCGCAGCTCCAAGAGCCGGGCCTCCAGCCCGCGCGTCGATCGCGCCTCCAGTTCGCGGAAGCTGTCGGCCGCCGCCGTCGCCTGCCGGGCGAGCCAAGCGAAGCCCTCGGCGGCGCCGACCAGGAGCGGCGCCAGATCGAGGAAGGCCTGGTTGAGGTTGGCGTTGATCACCAGCTGCATAGCGTCCAGCCGGTCGGCGGCCTCGCCGGCGTACTTGACCAGGTGCTCGTCGATGACGACGCCGAGGTCGCGGGCCTGGGTCTTCATGGCGGCGAGCGCCGCCTCGCCCTGTTGCAGCAGCGGCAGCAGCGCCGCGCCGCCCCGGCCCATCAGCGCCCGGGCGAGGTCGATCCGCTCGGCTTGGGCTTGCACGCCGGCCATGCCGGCGGCCATCTCCGCCAGCACCACCTCGGCGCTCTTGACGTGGCCCTCGGCGTCGCGGACCTCGACGCCGAGCCGGGAGAAGGCGCCGCGCAAGCCTTCCGGCGCGGCCTCGCCAAGGGCCGCGACCTTGCCGATGGACTGGCCCAGCTTCTCCAGCGCCGCGTCGACCGTTTCCGCCTCGGCGCCGGTCTGGCCGAAGGCGAAGCGCAGGGCCTGCAGGCCCTCGGCGGTGACGCCGAGCTTGACGGCGGTGTCGTCGAGCGCATCGAGGCTGTCCAGCGCCTGGCGGGTGCGGGCCATGGCGGCGCCGATGCCGATGACGGCGGCGCCGATGGCGGCGGCGGCGACGGTGCCCTTGCTGCCGAGCGCGGCCAGCACGTTGCCGGTGCTGCCGCTCCGCTGGGCGAGGCCGGCCAAGGCGTCGTTGACCTCGCCGGTCGCGGCCTTCAGGACGTTGAAGCCCGCAGCCGGCACCCGCGCCGCCCGGTCGAGCCGGCGGAGCGCCCGTTCGCCATCGTTGCCGAGACCCTCCAGCGCCCGGCGGACGACGTCGGCGTCGCGGACCCCGAGGCGGACGACGAAGGAACCGGTCGCCGTCGCCATCAGGCGTCGCCTTTCGGTCGGTCGGCCAGGCGATCGTTGATCGCCTTGACCATCCCGGCCTCGATCGCCGGCAGCAGCTCGGCCAGGCCGGCGCGGTCGTAGCCGAGCGCCTCGGCGAGGGTGAAGGCGGCCAGAAAGTCGAGGCCGACGACGCTGCCGCCGGCGGACAGCCGGAGCTGGCCGGCGCACTTGCAGGCGACGTCCCAGGCCTGCCAGCCGCCGCGGCTCACCGGCGCCGTCTCCTCGTAGGTGCAGCGCCGGCCCCCGGGCGCGCTGCCGGTGGCGCAGGGCAGGCCCAAGTCGGCGCAGCCCCGGCAGTAGTCCGGCCCGCCGGCGAAGTGGAACGCCGCGCGGGCCATCAGCCGTTTTTTTCCGCGTCCAGCAGCAGGCTGGGGGCGAAGTAGCCGTCGCGGAAGGCCTCGAACACCGGCCAGCGGTCGAGCACGGCGCCGATCGTTTCGGGCGACGGTTCCACCGGCTCGCTGGCGGCGACGACGCCCTCCCAGGCCAGGATCGCCTCACACGCGAGCGCCTTGACCAGCCCCTCGACGCGGGCGGCCTCGCCGGCCTCGTCATCCCCGTCCTGGCGGAGCCGCTGCCGGGCAGCCAGCATCAGCGCCGTGGTCAGCGGCCGCACTTGGACCCGGACGTCGCCGGGCAGGTCGAGCCACCACGGCTCGCGCCGAATCGCGAGGTCGATCATGGACAGTCCTAAACGGATTTGAGTGGCTTGTCGGCGGGCTGCCTACGGTTGGGGTCTTCGACCCGGACCATCCCGGATGGTTCCCCTGCGCTGGTCAGCGGGGCCCTATGAGAGCGTTTCCTGGCGCACGAACGGTTTCCGCTGTGCCTGTCGCCGGCGGGGTATCAGGCGCGACATGACCTGTGCGGACTCAAGGCAGCACGATTGCTAAGGTCCGCTTTCGGGGGTCACTGCCCGTTGAGAGTTCCCGGCGTGACGACGGCAATTAACCCGTCGCCGACATCAGCAAAGGGACGCTTTATCCCAGGAGCGGACGCTAGGGGCGGCCTCGTGTCTGTGTCTGCTCACCAAGCCTGAGCGACTATTCTAAACTACCTCGCCTAGTCAAGCCCAAGCACACTCAAGCCGCGTTGATCCAGCCATTCTCTTTTAATCTTTGCCAAGCGAGAGCTATATGACGCGGCTGCAACAAGCGATGCTTGCGTTCATTCCAGTCATGCACGGCCTCGACTGCATCCTCGGCGGAGCGACCCCGCCCCTCATAGTTTGCGACCCAGTGCACGGTCGCGAGCAGCTCCATGCCGTATGGCGTCTCAAAGCCTTCGATCAGTTTCGCAATCTGCTCGACGCGGTGCTGGACCTCCAGCCCTTCCTGGACTTCGAAAAACCTATCCGCTTCTGCCAGGGCCTCTGGGACCGCCACGATGTCGGCCTCGCTGGCGTGATCGCCTACACCCAGAACATAATGCCCATCCATCGCCTTCAGCACGTGGCGAAGCTTGTCCGAGTAAGGACCATAGTTATGCTTCACGAACGCAAGATTAAGCGGCTGGCCTGCCTCCTCAAGCAGGTAAGCCAATTTCTGAACCTCGATCTTGCTCAACCCGTACTGCATTTGGCGGTAGATCGAGATGATCTTAACGATTGCCGCCCGGGCCGGTGTCATGGCCGGGCGCTTGGTGCGGTTGACCATCTCTTGAGGGGCAGGAGCACCCTTCGGCTCAAACAGTAGCACGTTTACGTGAGGCAGCCACTCGAATGCATCAAGGATCATCCGGCGGACTTCCTGCCACTCCAGACCTCCATTGCCGCAACCGAGCGGCGGCAAGGCAACTGACTTGATGCCCAACCGCTCGACTTGAGCAATCAGATCGTCGAGCCCTTCCTCGATGAACTCGATCTTCGACTTGCCGCGCCAGTCCTGCTTGGTCGGGAAGTTGATGATGAAGTGAGGGCGTACGAAGCCGCCGGCGTCATAAATGAACATCCGCCCAGGCACGACCTTGCCGTTCTTGCAGGCGTGCGCGTAAGTTTTGAAGTTTTCTGGCCACTTCTGCTTGAACTGAAGGGCGATACCCTTACCCATCACACCTACGCAATTGACGGTGTTGACGATGGCATCAGTATCTGCCTTCAGGAGATCGCCCTGAGTTATTTGAACCGTCATGGCATCCTCCCTTTAGAAATACCAGCCGGGTTTGGCCTTCACCGACACTTCGACGCCTGCCCCGTCCAGCACCGCCCTTACCTCATCAGCTTTTGCATCGTTAATCGTTCCGATCCCCTTGACCAGCGCCAAGGGGACCGTCTCGTGAACCAACAGCTCCGCCTGCCGGGTTTCCATCCGCAATGCATACCTAGGATTGTCGATCCGGCTGTGCCAGTATTTGCAATAGCCCTCGATGCGCGGATGCTCAAAAAAAACAGGCCAGTCTATCTTATCGAGGTCCGCCAGCTCGCAGAAGCACTCCGCAATGCTTAATGTGGCATTGTAGTTATAAAAGACAAAGGGTAGCCCAGCTTTCACAATGGTATCGAGATCTATCACGAAGTGAATAATTTCATCTTGCCTGTGTGTGCAATCTGGCACGCAGCCACGATTGATTGCTCCGAGCATCGGCGACCTGGGCGCAAAATAGAAGGGCACATAGTCATGGATGACGCCGCCCGGCAACAGCGGAACAGACTTTGACGCCCGTCGACCTTGCGCGCCTTGATACGCGATATCGCTGTAGCCAAGCTGCTGCCGGCCGAGCCATCTTTTTGATCGCAATGCGCGTTGTGCCGCGATGCCAGCCAAATTCGGAATCGCCGTGATGTGAAAAATCCAAACCGGACTCGGAGGTGCTGGCACTGCTTACGCTCGTTTCTTCTGCTGCCCACAGAGAACCAGTGCGCACGCCTTACTCTCCCGGATTGCCTCGCGGTGGACTCGTATCGCGTTTCAGACTACCGAGGCTATGCTCACGGATAAGTTGAAGCGAGTGCTCGAAGTCATTTCCCTCATAGATGACTGTTCTATGCTGCAAGCTGCGGATCATCCACCATCGCGGGACGGATACCTTTGAATTCCTCACCGCGATGCACCGTAAATTGCGCCATGTCAAGCTCGCTCGATCCAGCTTGCTCTCCGGGTCGCAAATGTCCCGTTAGCTTCCGCTTCGTCCTCGGAAGTGCGTGTTGCGGCGTCCGCATGCGACCTCACGCAGAGTCTGCAGTTGGCGATGAGTCGAAGATGGTCGAAGGCGGCTCCTGGCTAATCGGCCTCGACTCGGGTGGTCGTCACGACCGGCGCTCAGGAGGTAAACCGGCCGCACACCTGCCGACGGCCAGACGCTGAACTCATTCTTCAACAACCTCAGCCGTGGCTGGGTCCCGCCAACCGATCACACATAGCCCGCGACGTCGTTGACCAGGGTGGCAGCCAGCGAGTGGCCGGCGGTGGCGTCGTATTCGCCCTGCCACTCGAAGGTCTGCGAGATGCCGCCGGAGCCGGTGATCGGGGCCTTCGCCCCCGAGAGCAGCACGCGGGGTGCCCGGAAGCGGAGCGACCAGCCCTCCGGATCGGAGAGGGCGAAGGCCAGCGCCAGCGGCTGCTGTGCGGCGATCGCGGTGCGCACCGCCTGCTGGCTGGCGTCGTCGGAGAAGCGGACGGTGATCGAACCGGAGGCGCGGGGGTTGCCCTCGTCGATGCCCTCGATCAGCCCGTCGTCGCGGATGGTCTCCACCGGCTCCAGGTTGTTGGTGAAGTTGAGTTCGCCGCCGGTGAGGTAGGCGACGGTGTCGCCGCCGAGGGTGATGGAGCCGCGGCCCTGCTCGAAGCGGCGGAGTGCCGGTTGCGCGGCCGCGGCATGGATGCTGCTCGCCGCCTCGGCGCGGCTCTGGCCGAGCACCTGGACCTCGGCGTTGGCCGGGCCGCGGCCGGTGAGCGGGACGGCGATGGAGCCGACCTTGCAGCCGGCGAAGCGCCAGAAGACCGGGGTGGTGAGCCTGGCGTGGCCGATCTCGATGGTCTTCGACGGCAGCTCGCTCTCTGCGTCCGACCAGACGTGGTCGTAAGTGCCGTCGCCGTTGTCGGTGACGGTCGCGGCGCCGAACAGGCCATGCAGCCAGAAGCCCAGCGCGCGGACGTCGAGCGGGATAGAGACGCCGCCACCGACCGCGGCCCGCTCGTAGTAGGCGCCCTGGGCGCGCCGGCCCATGCCGATGAGCTCGTCGACACCAAGCGGCCGCTCCAGGTCGAGGTCGCTCGACCGGGCGTAGAGCCGGGTATAACCGCTCGCGGGAACGGTGCCGTAGCTGGTTTCGGTGGCGCCTCGGATCTCGACGTCACCGCCGATCGCGCGCGGCTTGGCCATGAGGGTCTCCTCAGACGAGGTCGGAGCTGGTTTGGGTGAGGAAGTCGAACTGCCACCACATCCGGGCGCGGTCGATGTCCACGAGGGTCGAGCCGAGGTACTCGAGCGCCGTATACAGGCCGCCGGCCTCGTAGCCGACCAGGGCGCGGAGGATCGCGGCGCGGATGTCGTCCACCTGGTCGTTGGCGGTCTGGCCGCGCTCGTCGGATGCGTTGGAGACGGCGACGATCACCCGGAAGCGCTCGCTGACGTCCTGCACCGTCGGTGGGCCGACGTACTCGTCGGCCTGGGCCTCGTCGCCGAGTGCGAGGACGAAGGCGTGGGGCACGGCGAGGTCGGCGGTCGCGGCGCCCTCGAGCGTCGCCGAGCCGGCGACGCGGCCTTCGAAGGCCAAGACCTCGTCCTTGAGCCGGTCGATGATCGGCGTGGTCTTCATCGGAGCCGCACCGTGCCCGCCTCGGCGATGACCCGGCTGAGCGCCTCGGCGACCGCGGCCTCGATCTCGTCGACCCGTGCGGCCAGGGCGGCCGTGAGGAACGGCCGTGGCTCCAGCCGGCCCCGGTTGCCGCCGCGGCGGGTGCGCCGTTCGGCGGCGCCGGTCTCCAGGAACCGGCCATGGAAGGCGTCAGGCTGGGTGAGCACGGCGTAGGAGTAGAACCGGCCGCGGCGGGTGCGGATCGAGCGGGCCAGCAGCCCGCTCTGCCGCGCCGGCGGTTCCCCCGGCGATGACGGCGCGCGGCTCTGCCGGCGGAGCATCGTCCGGGTGTCGGCGGCGATGTCGCCGGCGCCCTTGCGCAGCACGTCCCATAGCGGCCGGGCAATGGCGCGGGGGATCTTGCGCAGCGCCTCAATGAGCACCCGCGCCTCGCGGTCGTCGACTTCAATCTGCATCGCCCAGCTCCTCGGCCAACAGCTCCTGCCACTGCCGCCGCCGGCCCTGGTCGAGGACCGAATGAATGCGGAAGCGCCGGCCCAAGGCCTCCAGGTAGCGCCAGCCGCGCGCCGCCTCCCGGGCGCGGATGGTGAAGACGTGGGTGGCCCGCTCGGTCGTCTGGTCGCCCTCGATGGTGCGCGAGCCGAACAGCGACCGCAGCCGCGCCCGGACGGTTGCGACGGTGACGTAGGTCTCGGCGAGGCCGCCGCCGGCGGTCGGCTCCTGCAGCCTCGCGACGGCGGTGACGCGGACGTCGAATTCGCCGGGGTCCGGCGGGACGAAGGCCATTCAGAACACCAGCGGCCCGTAGGCCCCGGCCATCACCAGCTGGAGCG